GATTTCCGTAAGGTCCTCCATCAGCTATAACTAAAGTTGTAGCCGAACCTGATGCAGATACTTGATCAGCATCGACACCATCCGGTTCAAAAAATTTCGATTTTACGTCTGATACGTTTGCCATAATTTTATCTCCTTAATTGTAAGCTCCCGAAGGAGCTTACATTATTTATTTATTAACTCCAAGCAGCTGCGCCTGTGTCTGCATCATTTGCTCTTGATAAGTCAAAAGCAAAGTCCCAAGTGCCTTTTTCATAGCATGTAAAATACAGATAACAACCATGAGTTAAACTATTAGTTGCTGCATTCGCAGGTGTATACGTTAATACCGTATTTGTTGCGGCAGATGTAGAAATAGTTTGAACTGTTCCAGTGGCTCTACTTTCCATTTTTGAACCAGTTCTAAAAACATCACTCCCTGCACATGTGAAAGTCAGAGTAAGTGTTCCACCAGTTGTATCATCTGATTGAGCATGAACTACTATAGTTCCTACTGTCGCTGCAGGTAAAGTAACAGCTTGTGCTGCGAGTCCTGTGTAATTGTTGACCGTAATTACATTAGCAGCATAAGTTAATGTTCCCGATGTTGCTACTACAGTAGCAGTCAGACTAGTAAGATCTGGTTTTAGTCCCAGAGTTCTTGTAGTATAAGCTCCTGTTGAAGTGTTTTTATTGACCTGTTGAAATCCTTTTTCGGATCTAACCGGACCGTTAAACGTTGTTGTTGCCATTTTATAATCCTCCTAGATTATGGGATATCGTCTCTAGGTCGTCGACTATACTCGTCGATATCCAATTAAATAATTGTATAGTGAATAAAATATATATGAAATTTGCGGAGAGCGCAAGGTATCCCTGAGTAAATGTATGATTTTTGATAACGCTTAAGTGGCTATCGAAACTTCAGGCTTGGCGTCTATAATTTTAGTTTGAAGCGTTTGTTCTTCAAATTCTTTGGCAATGATCTCTTTAATAATTTCTTGAATTTTTTTATTAATTTCAATCATCCTGATATTATGCTTCCCTTCTTTCAGGTGCTCCTGTTGCCACTCTAGTTCCAAGTACTTCTTCGTATTGTATAGGTCTTGGGTCATCATTAACCTCCTCGTAGGTAATGCGCTTAACTCGGGGATCTAAAGTCTTCTCTCCGAGATAGTCCCATTTTACACGCTTTTCTCCCAGCTTGTCAAGGACTGATTTTTCAATGGATTCAGCACTATCTTCAGCTAAAACTTCAAATTTAGCGTGATAATTAAAAGCCCATATTTGTACGAGGAATTTCTTCATTATTACACCTTGCATAAAAAAAGGGGCGGAATTGTGTTCCGCCCCTAATTAATTATTTATTATATGTCTGATCCGAAGGCACCTCTAGGGTCAGAGAATCCGAAAACGTATCTCTCTCTAGCTTTGTACCTTACATTACCAGTATCGAAATCACCTTCCATTGAAGTTTTCAATGGAGCTCTAGTGAAATGTTTCAATCCGTTAGGAACATCAGTTTTAATGAACCATTTCGCTGTGTCAGTTAAGTAGTGATTAACTACATAACCTTCAGGAATCGCACCCATATTATTGATTGCGTTGATGTCATTATCTGCTGTTCCAGTTCTACCTTTAGACTTCATCAGTCTTTCAGCAGTAAATTGTAGCGCAGAAGGAATTACTAATTTCATTCCTCTAGCTGCAATTTTAAGACCTCTTTCATCAGTGAACGCAGCAATGTCAATCAATGCCTGTTCTAAAGATGTTTCATTTAAATCAGCTGCCGTAGCTAATTCATTTGAAAAAGTCCCTGCTAAAGTTGGGTGGTCAGTAGCGAAAAGCTCCTTACCATCCCCACCTGCGTAGCTGGAATTGAACCCGTTATTTAAAATAGCCGCACCTTTGACTTGTTTTGTATTAGCCATAGATCTTGCTAAAGCTTTTGTGTATCTGCTTGCAAGTCTATCATACAAATTGTCCTCGATCGCTTCTTCAGTGATCGCGAACGCAAGTGCGATTGTTTCGTTAGTATAACGAGCTGTGAAAGTTTCTTGCGCACTGTCAAAAGTTACGCCTTGACCTTCAGGTTTAACAGCTGCATTTGCGAAACCTGCTAACATTACTTCTTCTTCAAAAGCTCTGTCAGAGTTTTCTGTGTCAAATATTTCAGCTGCTTCGTTTACATATTGTTTATATTCAAGTCCGAATAGTGCATTCAGACCTGGTTCTAGTTCTTTAACTAGTTGTGCTCTTGATATAGCCATAGTCTATTATCCTATCCTTCCTTAATTAAACAAGTTTGAGCTTGCAGCAATAGTTACAATACAGTTTGAGTTAGTCAATGAAATGTCATTGTTTCTTGGATCGCCAGAGACTCTTACTAATTTAAACATCTTAGTAGTCGCTGCTCCGCCGCCAATATCCAATTTATCTGTTGATTGACCATTAACTGCATCACTTGCTGTGAAGCTGTTTACGTTATAGCCAGCATCGCCGAACATAGATTGAGTAACGACTGCATCACATTTAACCACATATTCTTGTGTTGGATTATCGATTACAAAACCTAAGCCGTCAGTGCTGCCTGTGTTATAGTCAGTGCCAAATGTAGTGCTCGCTGCTACTGTGTTAGCGAAAACTGGTTTGCTTGTAGTGTTATCTATATAGAAAGCACCATTAAACACGCCAATTAAAGGGGCATGTCCGCTATTATCGAACAACGCTCCTCCTGCTCCGCCATCATCAGTTACAGCAAAACTTGCATCTTGTATATAACCTTGATCTCCACCCGCGTCTTGAATGGAAACTGGATTATTTTGAAAGATACCTACACCTAATCCTGATTTGATTTTGTATTGTGATTGTCCTTGAGTCGCTGGAGTATTTCCAACTGTCATGGATGATCGACAACCAAAACCTGCCGTTTGGTTAGCCATAGTTTTTTTTCTCCTTGTTAACTATAAAATTTCGTTGGTTAAGAATTACTAAACAATTTAGTTTTTCTTTGTACCACCGAAGGTTACACGAGTCTGCCTTTCTTGTGAGATTGGCATACTAGGGTGCTGTTCCTTAAGAATATCGTGTTTGATAGCTTCTTCTTTAGCTTCATTTTGCTTGTCAAAATAATCTTGACGAGCCTTGGCGATTTCCTCTGGTATCCTAGCCAGCACTAGGCCTCCTACTCCGATCATTCCTGCGTATTTGCCTTCCTTCATAACTGGATAATCTTCATCTGGATATTCATCACCTCTTACGAGTTCGTATCCTGATCTAATCATAGCTGCCATATTCTTTGAATCATCAAAGCCCATGACTTCTGATCTTATCCATCTATGTCGATAACCAGCCGGCGCATTCGGTGCATCGAGAGATGAGGGTGGAGCCCATACTACTTTTTTAGCTGTTTTAGCTTTAGTTTGGCTCGCACGTGAAGTTTTTTTATCGTCTGTTTCCATATGCTTATACTCCTTCCGTGATTTTTAGTTGTTTTGCATAATCTTCAAGTGGCACACCTAATCTTTTAGCAATTGCTACCTGTGAGGGTGTGAGTTTGACAGTTTTTCTGCGTCCTGTTAAAGCTGAACGTTTCGCTGAGGCTACATTCTGAGAAGGTTTTTCTCTTTCTGTAGAAGTTTCATCCATCTTACCAAATTTATGAGGGAATTCAAGTCTTATTCTTTTATCCACTTCATTATAATATTCAGTTGATTTAGGATCAAAACCTTCTTCTTCTACAAGCTTTTTGTGTATATCAAAAGCCGTATAAGTCATCGCAGAATTGTTACCAAACCAAGTATTTCGGGTTGCCCAGTCTTCTGCCATAGGATCCGGAGCTACATGTGGCCTATATTGTTGAGGCGTAATGTTAACATCCTTCTCTTTCGGTTTTGAAGTTTCAGCTGCTTTTAAAGCATTCAGTCTTGCTGCATCCATTGTTAAAGTTGCAATTTGCTCTTGTGCTGTAACTTGTCCTTCAACGTTTTGAGATTCAATAGCAGTTTTTAAAGCCTGTTTAGCGGCTTTCATATTCGTCTTAACTCTGCTTTCAAATTCAGAAACGTAAGATTTATCCAATCTAGAAAATTTATTTTCTAGATCTTCTTTATCTTTTTTTACTGATTGAGCGTAAACAACGGCTTCTTCTTTTTGACGTTCTGCTTCACGCATTTTCCGAGTTAGTTTAGCAATACGTTTTTGAACGCCTTCACTATACTTTTCTAACTCTTCTTTTTTCTCATCCTTCTTTTCTTCTTTTTTTTCTTCTTTAACTTCTCCACCTTCTTTTTTTTCTTCGGGTTGTGCTACTTCTTCAACCTCGATCTTCTCTTCCTTGGGTGCTTCCTTTTTTTCGGGTTCACCTTTATCATCTAAATTAATTTCAGTAGCTTTGTGATCAGCTTCACCGACATCAATTAGATCGTCTTTTTTTGCTTCTTCTGGCATAGTTCCTTTCCTATGTTAAATGTGATGAAGAACAGCTTCAGGATCTTTAATCGTTCCTAAAACTTCGTCATCGTTTAGTAGTCGCACTTCCCCACCTTCTATTGGTAATCTTGAGCCCGCATAGCGAGCAAAGATAACCCAATCTCCTTTTTTGCACCAGGGTCCCGATGTAAATTTCTTTTCTGAATAACATAACGGTCCCATCTTTAAAACATAGCCACAATTAGTAGCTATTCTTAATTTATCTAAAGTTTCTTGTGCAATTAAAATTCCACCTTTAGTTTTATCTTTCGGTGTAAAAGGTAAAACTAAAATTCTCCAACCTGAAGGATTGGGTAATTGATCAACGTTTGTAATATTGTCGGGATTTAAAGGTTCTTTTAAATTTTTTGATTCTTCTTTGTATTTGTCCGCTAAAGCATGTTTATGCTTTGGGACCTCTTTTTTTAATGTCGACGATGTTTCCACCTGTGTCATGTTGCTCCTTTGCTTTTAGCAGGCTAGAGATTTCCTGTAAGGTTAATTGTACTGCGTGTGCTTGTCCTAATAGATACTTATATTTTTCGTGATTGTCAACTCCACTACCTGTTAACATAGCATCACCGATTGATTGTAAATTTTCTTTGAGTCTCTTCTGAACTTTATTAATTAAAACTAATTCATCCATTTAGATTCAATAAACTATCTTATTTGTATGCCAACTTTTTTTCCAGGCATAACAACACCAGCTGATCCGCCATCTTTTAAAGCAATTCCTTTACCTCTTTTAGCAATTCCGCCGCCTCGAAGACCACTTACAATTCTTCTTTTTTCGTCTCTGAGATTTCTTCGTCCTCTTCGAGTATGTGCTCTTTCAGCATCAACTCTGCCTAGTTCTTCTAGTCTATTTTCTCTACTTGTATTTGCCATAATTATCCTCTTTTTTTAGCCATCTTTCTAAAAGTTTTGGCTAAGTTATATCTTTTAGATCCTGGAGGGCAAGATTTACTTCCAAATTTTTTACCTGTGCAAGGTTTATCTTTTCTCATGCCTTTCACAGCTTTTTGAATCCATCTGCCTTCTTTAGCTCCCACACGTCCGCCTTTAGCATAACCATCATAACGGTCTTCACGACTCGCCATGATTTCATTTTTAGTCATCGCAGTAGAATTATAAAAAGTAGGCATTATCTATTGATCTGTCCAGATTTTTTAGCTGCGCTTCCCCATTTTCCATAAGATTCATCTCTGCTTGCTTTTAATTGAGCAGGCGTTCTTTTCTTACGAATTCTCATAGCAATAGATTCGTCTTTACGATCGATGTATCCTTGCTTTTTAGCAGAACCCCCATTCGCTTTTTTAGCGTATGGAAATCTGACATTTGATCTTACTCCGTTTTGTCTCATAGTTTTTTTCCTTTAAGTATAATACTTAGTTTTTTTGCGTCTGTCACTCATTACTTTACCACATCCCCTTGCGATTGCAACACGAGTAGGACCACCATCTTTATATTCTTTTTCCCATCTCTTTGCAATCTCTGGATGGTTAGCATGTAAATATTTTCTTTGTTTTTCTGATTTAAAAGGCACTATTTCTTACCTTTACCATTTCGCCAAATCTGGGTTCCCTTTATTCCAAATACGCTGGCCACGACTAAAATCCACAGATTGGTGAACCATGTTGGCAACGTTGAGAAATACTCAAAAAAGAGTTTGACCTTATCCATCGCCTGCGGATCCTCACTTATCACTGCCCAGGCGAGCACCCCTATGGGCGCCGAAAGGATGAGCAAAATAAATTCGTCTTTCCAGTCTGATTGCCGAGCTTCTAACAGTTTGCCCTGGTAAGATTCCTCACCTCGGGCCATCTTCTCTGCATGCATTAATTGTGCATCAGACATAGCCATCTTCGTTCGTTGTCTGTTGGAATATATTTTACTCCCTGCTTGTAGGGCTAATTTTGCTAGACCAAACCAAGCCATTTAGAACCACTTAGCTTTAACTGGCTTTTTATCGGCTCTCATACGTTTTGTCCCTTTGACAGTAACCGTTTGAGTTTCCGTAGGATCGGTAGCTTCGATTTTAACGCCGCCTTTTAGATATCCATCTTTTCCAGCACCTAAAACAGGTGTAGATTTCGGAACATCCACATATCCTTGTCCTCTTAACCAATCTTTACTCATAATTGTCTCCTTTTTCTATTTATACTTACTTTTTCTTAAAATTTCTACCAAAATCATGACGTTTACTCTTATCCGCCATTCTTTGTTTTGTTAGAGATACGTCTGCACGTAAATGAGCTAAATCTTCGTTCTGTTCTAGCTTTTCATCGTGTTGTTGGTCACCCACCATCACTTTCATGGTGTCCAAACCAATTCTATCTTCGTCATATTCCTTTTTACGCTCATTATCCATCGCTCTTAAGTCTAATTCTCTTGCTTTAAGCTTCATTAACGGATCTCCACCATAACCTCCGGTAATTTCATTTTCTTCTTTAGCATATTCAGCCGTCATTTCAGCAATAAGCACTGCTTTTCTTGCTTCAATCTGGTTCGTGATTTGTTGAATACGTTGTTGGCCTTGCATCGCCTGTGGATTTTGCTGCATCGCTTGTGGATTTTGCATGATCGGACCTAATTGTTGTTGTAAAAGCTGTAATTCTTTTAATTCTTCAATAAATTCCAATTGGACTTGTTCTTGTGCCATAAAGGAAATGTGTTCTAAAATATTTTTTTGTATGGCTGCCATCACCATCGGATTATTTTGCACCATATTTAAACTCATAAAATGTAAGTGAGCATCGATGTGGGCTTTATGATCTTGTCCACCAAAAGCCTGAAAAGGTTTATTGGACATCGCTACAATATGTTCTAACGCCGGATCCATCGGCATCGGTTTTAAAGGCGCGGGTAAAATCGCATTAATATTTTTAACGCCAACCGCTTCATACATCGAACGATATGCCTGATATAGATTATGAAGTTGTGGATTCGATTGCGCCAGTTGCAATTGCATTTGCGCCATAGAAATTCTT